AGCAACGTTTGTGGCATCACTTACACCCGTAGCTGCAATACTACTGGCAAGTGCACCAATTGCTTTGGCCATACCACCGCCACCAGAATAAGCTTGCGCCCCATTGGCACCCATATTTTGAAGTAGCTTTGGTATATCTGATAGAGTACTGCCGTCACCTGAACCACCTGCATTCTTAAAGAAGTCACCAGCCATTATTGCTGCCTTTTCAATAAGCGGACTTTGCTGCATATCGCTGTATATAAGACCTAAGTTATCATTAAGATTTTTTGGGAATGGTAACTCAACAGATGATGTACTACGTAAACCAATACCTGCTTGTCGATTAGATGTTAGTCCTGCAAATAACCCACCGACAGTATTATTAAATTGTTTATTTTGATAGGCGTCTGCAAATCCTTTATACGAATATTTTTCAAATATCATAAGCAAACTATGAGGCTGTTGGCGTGCCGGAAACTTAAGCATGTTATTGCTTGCGCTTTCTAGCTCTTTCCGTTTTTCAGCCATAACGTGTTCAGGTCGATCTGCCCACGATCCTTTATGTTTATTTGATGCCATGCTTAAGATGTCCTTTGTATATAAATAACATTTAATACTATTTATACAGAATTGTGAGGTGAAGGGTGGCTTATAGTGGTAGGTTTAAACCAAAAAATCCCAGTAAGTACAAGGGAGACCCTACTAAGATTATTTATAGATCTATGTGGGAATTTAAATTTTTTAGATATATTGATGTACACCCAGATGTTATTTGGTGGCAAAGTGAAGAAGTTATTGTACCTTATTATTCACCGATAGATGGAAAGAATCACAGATACTTTCCTGATGTAATTGTTCATAGTAAAGTGCCATTATCAAAAGGTGGCGGTGAAAAAACATTGATGATTGAAATTAAACCAAAGTATCAAACAAAACCGCCGGATCTTAAGAATAAAAATACTGCTAAGGGTAGAGTTTCTCGAAGGTATTTAAATGAGGTAAAAACCTGGGGTGTCAACGAAGCAAAATGGAAAGCCGCAAGACAATACTGTCAAAGTCGCGGTTGGGAATTTCAAATTTATACTGAGGACCAGTTAGGAATAAAATAAATGGCAAAACTATTTGATGATATTTTACTTAAAGGTATTAGAGCTGGGCAGATGCCGGGTCGCACCGCTGCAGCCCGTGAATGGTATCGAGACCAAGCAAAAGAAGTTACCCGCGTTAAACGAACAAAATCACAAGGTGATAAGTTAATACGTGAATTAAGAGGTGACAATGATCGCCGGCAGGATACCAGATTCATGTTAGGTAATATGTATTTGTTTAATTATGATCCAAAACATAAGGCTAAGTTACCATACTATGACCGCTTTCCGCTGATATTTCCTATAAATAAAGCAAAGGGTGGTTTTCTTGGAATCAATTTGCATTATTTGCCGCCGATTTTAAGAGCTAAACTAATGGACGAATTATACAAAGTATTAAACAATAAAGAATTTAATGAAAGTACAAGGTTAACTGCATCATATAAAATATTAAACGGGGCTACAAGATTTAAAGAATTTGCTCCGTGTGTTAAGCATTATTTAAATACAAATGTGAGAAGTAAACCGGCATACATTAATCCCACAGAATGGGATATTGCTTTATTCTTACCAACACAACAATTTGTTGGTGCAAGTGCAACAAAAGTATATGCTGATTCCAGAAGAATTGTAAAAGGACGATAACGTGGCATTTAGAATAAACGAATTTAAAACACAAATGGACTGGTTTGGCGGACCGGCTCGTGGATCTTTATTTCAAGTAATCATTACACCACCTGCTGGACTTAAAACTAGGGCAAGCAGTCGTGACTTAACATTCTTTTGTAAGAATGCTTCGATACCGGGTATGACTCTTAACTCTGCAAGTAATGATCAAGTCGCACAAAAAGTAAAAATGATGCCGCAATCAATTAACCTTGAACCAGTACAATGTATTTTTATGTTAGATTCTGATCATCAGATTCTTTCATTTTTTCATTCGTGGATGCAGCAGATTGTTAACTTTGGTACGCAAGGTGGTGCATATTCAGAAGTTGCTGGTAAGCTACCATATGAAGTAGGATATAAAGAAGACTATGCTTGTCGTATTACAATCCGTCAATATTCTACAAACCATGATGTGAGCGGACAATACTACGAAGTTATTTTAGATAATGCATTCCCACTTGCAATTGGTGATATTGATTTAGCTTGGGATAGTCAAGATTCATTCTCTGTTTTATCAGTAAGCTTTCAGTATGATCGAATTGAAATGAGTGGTGAACGGGTAGGCATACCTTCTGGTCGTGGTACTGGTTTGTTAGGATTAATTAATAAACTAGGTAACGTCGGGAATCTTATTGGTCAAAGTATAGTACCAACAAGTATTCAAAATGCGGTGAACAAATATACACGTGTTAATAACTCGGTGAATAAGATAAAAAACTTTTTTGGTTAATGGAGAAATAAATTATGGGACTACCTAAGATTGACTTGCCACTATTTGAAGCAGAGCTTCCATCTACTGGTAAGAAATTTAAATATAGACCGTTTACGGTTAAAGAAGAAAAGATTCTTTTAGTGGCACAAGAATCAAATGAAACAACTCAAGAAATATTATCAGTAAAGCAAGTAGTAAATAATTGTTTAATTGATATGGATATTGAAGAGCTAGCGATGTTTGATTTAGAATTTGTTATGCTGCTGCTAAGAGCAAGGTCTGTTGATAACGAAATTAAATTTTCAATTACAGATCCTGACACAGATGAAAGTATAGAATTAGTTTTAGATGTTGAAGAAGTAAAGCTAACAAAAGACGAAGCTCACACTAATCAAGTAAAAATTAATGATACTTATACATTAATGTTAAAATATCCAACAATTGATGATTATATAAAAACTCAACAAATGGATCCAACAGATCCTTTGATTAATTATGTTATGATGCTAAATTGTTTAGATCAGCTTGTTTCTGATGATGAGGTGCATAACTTTAAAGATTATAAAGATGAAGAAATTGATGGGTTTGTAGAAACTTTTTCTGGCGAAGTTGTAAAAGGAATTCAAAACTTTTTTACAACAATACCAAAACTTAGACATGAATTAAAGTATGTCAATAAAGACGGTACGCCTAAAACTTTTGTTATCGAGGGTATGAAAAGTTTTTTTTCCTAATGCTGTGTCATATATCATTAGGCGATTATTACCAAATGGTATTTGCAATGGCGCAGCATCATAAATACAATATAACAGAAATAGAAGGTATGTTACCTTACGAACGTGATTTATATTTTGGTATGATAGTCGATTATGTAGAACAACAAAAAGAAGCTCAACAAAGTCAGTAGGAATAATAAATGGCAAAGTTAACAGAACAAACAGAAGCAATTCTCCAAAGGCTAAAAGATGAAGGCGATCTAGTACGCAATTCTGGAACTAACTCAATACGCTCTGTTAAACTAGAAATGAGTAAGTTTGGCGATCTTTTTGATAGTATCAATTCAAATGTTGAGGCGCAAACTCAACTAATGCGGCAACAACTTGGACTAGCGCAAGCTGCAGTTCGAAAAGCAGAAACGCAAGAACAATTAAATGAAGTAGATACAAGTTATACAGATACAACAGCTGACGATGCTAGTAAAGAAGAAACAAAAAAAATCACTGATAAAGTTATAGACGGAATGGAAAAAGGTTTCAATTTCGCGGCTGGATTTGCACGAGATAATTTTAGCATGAAAAATATGGCTATAGCCGGTGCTGGACTTTTTGTTGGTTTTAACTTATTAAAAGGGTTTGTCAACGAGCAGACTGATGGTGGGTTTGACAAAATGCTTGAGGGACTTAAAGGTTTTGGCCCTGATCTCAAAGATTTAAAAACTACACTCGGTAATGCTAGAGTAAAATTAGACGAGTTTAGCACAATAGATGTCGAGAGTATGAAAGAGTCGTTAAAGACTATGAACTTGGCAGTAAAAGATATGCTAGATCCAGAAACTGGGTCGTTAAGTATATTAAGTAAAAATTTGGCATCAATTTCAACAAGCTTTGCTAACTTTGCAGAAAAGCCAATTGGAACAGCATTAAACTTTGTATGGGAAAATATTACGGCAATAGGTGTAGGTGCTGCAGGATTAAGATGGTGGTTTGTTCGAGCTAGAATGGATCTTGAAAACGGAACAAGAACTATTAATGGACAACCTTGGTGGAAAAGAATGCTAGGTCTAAAAGATGTTAAAGGCCCAGTAGCACCAGTACCAAGATCTCAAATGACACCTGAAGCAAAAAAACTATTTAACAATAAAATGGCAACCCAATTTCCTAACTTATTTCAACAACAAACAGGTGGAGGATTAAAAGATCTCGTACCTGACGGAAAAGGTGGCGTTAAAGTAGGTGGATATTCTTCGCAAGCAACAATTAATGCAGCATTACAATCAGGATTAACAGGCGCCAATGGAGCTGCTTATAAGTTTATTACTGGACTTTTAACAAAAGTAGGTTTGCCCGTATTGGCTGGTGTTACTGCTTATCAAATTTTAGTTATTTTATCAGATGATGGAAACTATCCGGACAAAGAATCAAAAGCACAAGCAATGGGCCCAATTATTGGTGGGCTAATTGGTGGTATCGGTGGAGCTATTATAGCCGGCGCCCTTGCATCAATGACAGGGGTAGGCCTTGGTTGGGGAACATTACTCTTTGGTATTGTTGGTGGTATCGTAGGTTCAACTACTGTAGGCTCGACAAAAATTGGTTACTATGTAGCTAAAGCAGCTTTAGGAGAAAAACCACCAGTTTCCCCAACAGCATCATATGAAGGTATGTCTCCTCAGGAAATTATGAAAGCTCATGGCTTTAATTCAGAAGGTCAATATATTGGAACGGGAAATCTGGGCGGTAATGATTATTCTCAGTTCTTGTCAGAAGAATATCAACGCGCGCAGGCTAATGCTGCTGGTGTTAATAATCCTACTACACCAAAGATAACATTTCCAAACACGGCACCTCCTGGTTTACTAGAAGCACAAAGAGATCAAGAGATCATGCTAGATTTAATGGAAGATCTTCAAAAAGCTGAAGAAAAGCATAAATTAAATAAACAGCAAACAGAAGAACTTAGAGAATATCTAGAAAAACTCAACAATCCAGAAGTATTAACACCGTCTAACTTTAACCTTGATAGAGGTAAGTTAACGGATATGTTTGCTGGAAGTGGTGGTGTTGGACTTATAAATGCACCAGTTAATAATAATATTTCACCCGTGAATATTTCAAACGGTGGCAATGTAGTAAATGAATTTACTTATGGCAGCGGAAACAATTCAGGTTCATTAAACTTATCAATTTACGGTGTTACAAGCGGATTAGTTTCAGCTTAAAAAAAGGGAGCCGTTAAGCTCCCTTTCGTTTATCCTTTAAGAAATGTTTTCTTACTTTTCCCTATATCAATCTTACGAGGTTTCTTTTCCTCTGGAATAATATTTTCAAGTTCAATTGTAAGAATACCCTGTTGAAGGTCTGCACCTTTAACCACAATTGTATCAGATAGTGTAAAGCTCCTATGAAAAGATCTGGCTGAAATACCTTTATGCAGATACTCAGAACTTTCTTCTTTATCTTTTTCTCCAAGAACGTATAGAACACCCTCTTTTACTTCAATATTAATTTCATCTTCAACAAAGCCTGCTACGGCTAATTCAATAGCGTAGTTATCTTCATCTACTTTAATAATGTTATATGGGGGATAATTGTTTGTTTGACCTGGTGTTGTCGCAGTCATGCGATCCAGCATACGGTCGAACCCAATGAAAAATGGGTCATTGAAATTTGCAGCGTTAAATCTACGTGTAGTCATTTTGCTATCTCCTTTTAATTAAGCAAGATTATGTTGTGCCGTTAAAAACCGGCGGTAGTAAAGTGCAGGAACCCGAAGCGAACCTACACTTTTATTTATATTACTTTTTAGTAACTCTTACACTTTTTTCAAATAAACCAATAGCAATATTATCACCGTGTGTAATAATAGCCATGCTATCTGAAACGTTTTCAACCAAGATATGTAATTCGCCTATGCTATCAGCATCTCGAATCATAACACCCGACGGGATTGCTAACCCCTTATGCAATGTTGCTTCTTCGTTGATATAAATTTTCATTACATGCTTCTTCGGAACATCAATCTTTAAACCTGTTGGTATTAAACATCTGATTCCAGGTGGCAATTGAAAAGAGTCTCGCACTGTGCTGACACCCTTTACAGGTACACCCATTTGTTTATTGAAAGCATTTACAGAATGTAAACGTTGTCCATTTTCTATACATACTTTAAGATCGAAACATGCAGAATTCTCTGTTGCATATTCTGGTATTGTTCCGCGTTCATTCACTAATTCTACATTCATAATTTATTTCTTCCCAATATTATATTTTGCCTCTAGGACCCAATTTGATTTCTCTTTGTGAGATAAGATTTTAATTTGATTAATTGGAGCAGCATTCTCTTCTGTAACACCTTTGTTTACAATAGAGATTAATCCCCACTCAGCTAATAAATTAACTATTGTGTTACGTCTAGCTAAATCTTCTTCAGTAAACGTATTCTTTTTTCCGTCTAGTATAAACAATTCTTTAAAATGAAGAATTGAATAACGCCCTTGCTTATGCAGAATATGACATGTTTGATATAATTTCTTTTCTTTACGAGAAGATATGCCAATTCTGGTGAGAGTTTCTTTAACTTTCAAAAAACTATCTGGGGTTGGGAGCGAAACTTCTATACCGACACCTTTAAAAATGTCTTCATTTTCCATAACGTACAGCACCTTATTTTGTTATTATTATTATCACGATGCCCACCATGACCATCTATTATATTTATTTTATTTAGAAACTCCACCCATTGCGAGTTTGTTGTGTATGGTGAACATATCTTTCGGTGATAACGCTTTAAGATACTGTTTTGCTACTGTACGATTACATTGATATACTTCTTGTATTGCATCAAGATCAACACTCTTTTCAGCCTTTGGCCACTTAGAG